ATGGCTGTGTTTCTTCTTCAGGTTCTTCCTTTGGAGGACAAGAAACATGACCAAAGCCTAAGCCCGTTTCGCACTGATCAATTTCAGTTTGAGTAGGTCCAGTGTAATCTCTTTTTGACCATGGTTTCAATCGTTTGATTGATAGCCAGTTGTTGAGACCACCTGTGGCTTTGAACACTCCTTTATTAGAAATGTAAACTTCTTGCCCGGTTTCTAGTGTGTAGGTTGATCCGTCATCATAATAGATCACAGTATCAGCCGCAACATTTATGGATGCAAACATAGCAAATGCTAAAACATATTTCATGCGTTCATCTCCTATTGAGTTAGCCTCTCCATGAGATGATGTCACCATCCGTGGCATTCGTATTTATGCATAAAAAAAGGGAGCCTTGCGGCTCCCCAAAAATGATCTCTTGAGAGATTCTTTTTATTGTATCAGGCGAGGATGTTGTCCACGCGGAAGATACGGTAGTACTGGTTAGTACGGTTAGACGCAAGACCGTCTGCAGGCGAGCTACCCACGAATGGGTTAGAAGCCATGCCGTAACGAGTCTTAAAGCCGATCCGTGGCTGGAAGTCATTCTCGCCAACCGCACGTACCATCTGGAGAGGTACGTATGGGCAGTAGAATACGCCAGCGTCATATGGGTTAGTACCCTTGTAGCCAACAGTTACGTAGTCAGCAACGGCATACGGATCGATGTAGACGCGAGTACGTCCGTTCAGTACACCAGCGAAGGTGTTACCAGTGTCATCGACTTGCAGGTTAGTGCTGAGTGCAGGAGCGTAGTCGAGCATACCAGCCGCAACAAGTGCAGTAGCAACATCAGAAGAACAAACGATGATGTTGCCCTTACCGCGACGAGTTTCTTTCGCGATTACGTTCGCTTCGCGCTCAAGTTGAACCAACAGACCCTTGAACTTCTCAACAGACCAACGACCATCTGCGTCAGTGCTAAGATCGAAGATACCAGCAGTCTGGAGACCAGCTTGTCGGCAACCAATCTTGGCTTGAGCATTGATAGTACGGATGATCTCGCGGTTGATTTCGGCGAGGATCTCAGTAGACAGAATGTTAGCCAGCTCTGTCTCAGCGTCAAGACCGTGAATTGCCTTCAAGTCTTGAGCCAGTTCAAGGCTGTATTCTGCTTTCAGCGCACGAGACTTTGCAGTCACGGTTGCCTTCTCGATGGTGAAGCCCATCTCTGCAAATGCAGAACCGGTAGAACCGAGTGCTTCAGCATCAGCAGTTGGCATAGCACCGCCAACGCTTGGTACGTAAGACGAACCAGAGTCAACGATAGAAGAGTCATCGTCCGTATCGCTTACGCCAGACAGACCAGAAGGACCGCCAGACTGAGATACAGAAGAGTCGCCTGAGAACGGAGTGATTGCTTCGTTGAACAATGCTTCGTCACCAGTCGTTGCACCACCACGAGTAGTCTTGTAGTTGCTCTTCATAGCGAAGATCAGACCAGTAGGACCAGTCATGGGCTGAACGCCTGCGAGATCGTAAGCCATGAGGTTAGGCATAGCGCGACGAACCAGAGCGATCAGTACGGGGTTCCAGTTAGCACCAGTTACGCCAGCCGCGGCGCCAGTTGCGCTGAAGTTGGTGTTAGTGGGTGCTTCGTTAATGATTCCGGCTTCTTCACGGAATGCTTGCTCTTGGTTCTCAAGAACAGCCGCCGTTACAGCCTTACGGTGATGATCTTGGATCTCACCAGCAGACGTTTCCTCGAGAACTGGGCTCCACTTCTCGATGAGTTTGTCATAAGATACTTGAACAGTCATCTTAGTACTCCTTACTTATTAGATTTTTTGATGGCGGAAAGGTACATGTCCATCACAGAAGAAACTTCTTGTGTGCTTGTACCCCAGTCTTCAACAATCTCTTCTTCAGTCGCAGAAACTTCCTTCTTAAAGTAAGACTCCTTAACAGTCTTAACCTTCTGAGAGAAAGAATCTTCGTCTTCGAAATCAAGAGAATCTACCAAAGACTTTAGCTTTTCTACTTGAGTCTCAGCGAGATCACGAGAGGCTTCACGAATGATTGCCTCACGCTGATAAGTCTCAACGCGCTCAGACATTTCAAGCATTGATGCAGTTTGAGTGTTAAGCTTTTCTTCAAGCTCTTCAACAGACTGCGCGAGTTCATCAACTAGGTCAACTTTAGACTCAGGAACTTCGATGTAAGACTCAAGGAACAGATCCTTCAGTTTGCCCATGAAATCTTCAGCGATTTCAGTGCGCAAGCCAGTCTCAACAGCGAGTTTGTTTTCCTGCATCCAGTTCTCAACAACGTAGTTGAGGTAGCTATCAACCTTCTCAACGAGGTCGGTGCGAGTAGCATCGAGTTCTTCGTCAAGTCGAGTTTGATATTCATCTTCTAAGCGTTCGATTTCCTCGGACAGCTTAGAACGAATAGCAGTTTCAAAGATCACAGCAGTTTTCGCTTTAAACTCATCAGACAAAGTTGCTTCGCTTTCTACAAGAGAGTCGAGTTCATCGGTGTACGAAAATTCGGGCAATTCAATTGCTTCGCCATCTTCGTCCACTTCAACACCTTCCATCTTGCTGTACACAGCATGAAGGTCTGCTTTTTTCATTGCAGACAGTTTGCCGTACATAGCGTTTAGCATTCCTGCTTTGGTCTTAGGCATCGGATCCTGCTTAGATTGATCCCCTTTACGAGCGGGAGCCTTCTTAACAGGAGCGTCAGTCTTATCTACAGACGCAATAGATTCGTCTTCTGTACCAACAGGCATCTTCTGAGCACTTGCTTCCTCGATTTGGTTGTCCTCATCGATAGGAAGCTCAACATTTTGGTCTAGATCAGACATATGTTTTACTCCTTAAAGTTTGATTTGAGCAACGAGAGGAAATTTTTGTACTCACGAACTTGCGTCTCATAGAGATGCTTTGTCGGAGCCGATTTAATTTCAGTCTCCATTTTTTCAATTTCTTGTGCTTGAATAACACCGTTTTCCCAAACCCACTCGACGCCTTCCATAATACCATTAACGAAGGCTGCCGGCGCAGACGGATCTTGTACGATATCGACAGTATTTAAAATAAAGTCTTCTCGTACGTACATAGTGCCATTCTTTTGCTCAAGACTACCCATGCCACGAGTTGACACGCCTAGTTGAACGCCACCATCAAGCAATCCCTTAACGATCTTGCCCATTGGAGTATCCAATATTTGTGCCTTTCCTACCACATCATTGCCTTCGAATCGAAGATCAGTGATGAGGTGAGAAACTTTATCCAAGTTAACAGTAGGACCTTCGGGATGATTCAGTTCACCCACAGCCCGCTTCTTGTTAACTTGTGTATCAACGTACGTTTTTACAGCTTTTTCCATAATGGGTCGAGGGTAAACACGTCCGTTTCTATTTTTCTGTTCTGCTTGCGCGAAGATACCTTCAATCATATAAGACTTTTCTCCGCTCTCGTTCTTCTCAACAAGACACGTCAAATCGTTTTCATGATATTCGGTAATAAGTTTCATTTACATTTCCTTAGCGAAAGCTACACCCATCTTCTCAGCTTCTTTCTGAGAACGATAAGTGTCTAGTTTGTCACCGTCAATATAGACAGTGAATCCTTTTTTATCTTTGTGAATCATCACCGTGTGGCGATTCACTTTCTTATCGAAGACATGCTCACCTGCTGGCATTTTTTTCTTCGCTTCGCGGATGCTCTTAAACGTCTTCATAAGTTTTCCAGTTTTATCAGAAACATATTCCATTCGCCTGAGATTTTGATTCTTCGTTCGGCTGTCTTGGTCAACCAAGCCCATTGCTCTTTTGACCAGTTGCCGTCTGACTCAACAATAATCGCACGTTTTGCGTATGGTTTAAATTTCTTCAACACCTCTTCTGTTCTGTGATGTGTATCCGCTTGATACACAGGAAAAAACCTATCTAAAATAACATGATCAAAATACGTTTTACAATTGCGTATTTCAAAATCATCACTTAAAATGTCATTACATCTGTAACTGATTTGAATGCCAAGCATGTCTCGTATCTTTTCACAGCACTCATATTGATAATCCCATTCGCATGAACTGATCGTCAACTGTTCGTGGTTCAATTTATTAGCATACTCTAAATGACCACATGCTGTTCCCATGTTCAAAAACGCTTCGGACTTTCCGACGTATTCTATGATACTTCTTACGATCATCTCTTTTAATTTGAGTTGATCTACATGTCCTCTTGCATTCATATATTGGACTGTGCTAAAATTGGCAGGCTTATCAATGTATCTGCCTTTGTTTCCCATCACTTCATAGAGATGGGCGTTAGCAACTTTTTCCAATAATTTAATTACTTTATCAGTTACCTTTGACATTTTGTCTCGTGTTATTTATTTATAAAATAATGATTTTTAAACAGGCGCAACGAGGTCTTCCTCGTCATCGTCTTCCACTTCAAGTTCTTCCTCATCATCGATTTCTAAGTCTAAATCGTCGAGACTAACTTCTTCGTCATCAAGTTCTAATTCAGGCTCTTCTACTTCTTCAGCCTCCTCTGACTCCTCTGGCTCTTGACCAAGAGACGCCGCAATTCTTGCTTTGGCTTGATCCAAAGTATCTTGCAAACGATCACCGACCATATCATTAAACTGTCGCTCAGCCTGAGTGAAGTTTTGATCTTCAATCGCTTTCAAAAAATCTTCAACTGGCTTAGAGTCAGTTTCAATAGGTTCTGCTTGCAGTTCATCAACTACTACATCTTCGTCAGACATTATTTTTCCTCATCTTTTGGTTCATCGGGAACAACTTGAACAGGTACAGGCTTAGGCGCCTCGGGTTCTTGTTGTTCTTCGTCATCTTTATCTTCAATTTCGCCGTCTTTGGTTTCTTGATCGATCTCTTTTTTCATCGCTTCTAGATCATCGTCGGTCATACGTAAGACGTTACGCATAACCCATTCTTTCGAATAGTACTCACCAACAAACTGAGTAATTTCATTCATAATGCCGATGCGTTCGCGAAGAATCTCCATTTCTTTCAGTTCGGTAAAGTGGTTGTCTTTTACGAAGTCAACATAGATGTTGTCTTTCCACTCTTCCCAATCTTGCTCAGTGATAATACCTTTGAGCATGAGTTGTTTCTTGAGAATACCCAAGAATACCCAAGAGAATCGTCTGCGAAGCCGATCAATGAATTTTTGGAACTTAACCTCATCTCTAGAAATTTCAGTCGATCTGCCGAGCGAGAACTGTGCTTCTTGCTCTAAACGATTCACTGGGACATTCAGAGAGCGATACAGTCGCTTCTGGAAATAGATGATGTCATCTATCTGTCCCAGATTCTCGCCGCCTGGCAGTGTTGTGATCTCTGTTCCACGTCCGTTCTCTCGGCGTGGCAGCCAGAAGTCTTCAAGCATTGACATGTGCTTGCGATCATCTTTGATCTGACCAGTGTTTGCATCGTACACTAATTTGTTTCGATACTTCGACATGATGTCAGACATATACTGCTCGGCTTTACCACGAGGCAGAGAGCCTACATCAATGTAAAAGATTCGACGTTCGGGTGCACGTGCGAGACGATAGATGACCAACGAGTCTTCCATCATGCGCAACTGGTTAATAGGCTTCAGTGCCTTATGAAGATGCGAAACAACTTTCTTTTTTGTCTCATCCAACAGACCACTAGTGACATAACTGATCGAGTCATTAGACAGTTTTACACCAGTTTGCGTGTTGCCTGGCTTGTCTTCGTAGATGTAGTATTCATCAACTTTGTCTACGACCTTAACGCCAGTTGCTGGATCTTTCTTGTACTTGACTTCACGCACTTTTCGAATGCGAGTTGAGTCGATGTTTCGAATCTCTTGAATGCCTGCTTTTGGCTGTGCGTCATTGACAAGAAGGTGATGATAAATGCGACCGTCTACGTACCAAGACCTAAAGATTTCGTGACCGATCTCATTGAATCGGAGCATACCGATAATGTTTTCAAACTCTTCACGAATCTGCTCTTTGATCTTTTCACCAGCTTCAATGTCATCAAGTGAAATTTCTACAGAAGATGATAGTTCAGAAGCAGAAATGCCTTCGTTGACGATTTCGTCAATTGCCATATCTACTTCAGGATGCATGGCTACACCACGATAGCGCAAAACGAGATGATGGTTGTCTTTCGACTCATCTCCATCCATATTAATGTACTGACCAAAATGACCCGCCGTCGCAGTTACATAACCCGCGCCGTCAGCGTCAGTTGGAGGGACAATAGACTGTAACTTCTCTTTGTCCTTTTCGTCTTTTTTGGCTCGCTTAATTTCGAAGCCAAAAATTTTCAATGTGTTTACGTTATCTGCCATACGTATTCCTAAAAAATTATATAAGGGAGCCCGAAGACTCCCTTATATTTAGTACACCATTAAGATGTCGTATTGCTTTCCCAATACTGATACGAGAACGTGATATCAAACGTTTCGATCTGATCTCTCTGATCGTAGTCAAGAGTGATTGGTCCAACAACCGTTGGAAATGCACCTCTAAACGTGTAACGCTTGATTACAGACTCATCACGATCCAACTGATCTACAAGCAGGTCTGCTTGATAGTCAACTGGATTCGTCAAGCCAGTATTTGCACTGTGCGCGTTGATGCCGTTCATCCATCGCTCAAACGAATCACGAATGGTAAAGTCAGTATCGTTAATGATAGTAACAGTCCAATCTTCGAATGTGCGATCACCCGCAACCTTTAGTTCACGACCGCGAAACGGTACTGCAAACGAGTTGGTTGAAGACTGAGGCAACTGCGCAGTTTTGCAAAGAAACGATGTCAATTCGACATCGCCTCCTGCGTACGCTGGAAAGTTGAGTGTCGCCTTGAACAGATTTGGTCTAGCGCCACCACCTCTCAGCTTTGACTTGAAGTCATCTACTCCTAAAATAGCCATTAGTTATTCTCCTTGCGCTTAAACCAGTCCAACGACTTCATCAAAGTCTACACCAGTTCTAACTGCTACGAAGTTCAGTGTTACGTAGTTGATAGAACGTGCAGGCTTAATAAAGACCGATGCGACAAATTGATTGTTATCAATGATGTTTGGAGTGTTGTTTGTTTCGTCACACACCACTCTAAAATCAGTGATACCCCGTCGACCCTTAATCTCTCTCAAGAAAGGCTCGATAATATTAACGAATTCCGCACGAGTGAATTCATCATTGAATTCGAACATAACGTTCTGTGCGGCGCCTTTGATTGCTCGCTCGATCACCAAGAAGAGGCGACGAACGTTGATGCGATCAAATGCTGAAGGACGACCTAACTTAGTCTTATCTCCGTACAACAAGATTCCTTGACCTGGCAAGTTAACAATTGGGTTAACACTGGCTTTATACAAAGTATCTCTTTGAGCCTTAGCGGGATTGTACGCTAGAGAAGTTACTCCGAAGTATTGTCCTCTCCTAGAGCCTGCTGGCGAGAACCACGGATCTGCATTCAGATCAGTAGATGCCATCACACCCGCTGTTGCGGCTGCGGCAGGAATGTTTACATACTCATCGTTATACTTATCGTATACTTTCAAGTAGTTGCCATCGACAATCAGGTAAGAAGAAGCATTTAGCGTATTTGCCCAAGCCGCAGTTGCAGTAGCAATTACACTGGTATTTGAGCCTTGTCCTGTCACAATCGATGAAGGTGGTGAAGTCACAACAACACAATCTTTACGTGTTACCGCTTGTGCAGTCAATGTGTTAGCCATTGTTCTACAGTCAGCACTGTCAACAACTTCTGGTGCAACTAAGAAATCCACTTGAATTACGTCAGGATCGTTATACTCACCAAAACTGATCAGATAATTGTTTATATCTGGATTAGCCGCTCTACCGCGATCAAGAGAGTAAGTACCAACTTGACCTGACGCTGAGCCTGTGAACGATGCCGCACTCGTAATTCCTGGGAACGCATCTGACAAGTTAGGTGCCCAAACATACTCGGACTGATTGTTCAGAACGTTTTGAATAAAGTTAGTTGAACCATTGTCAGTTTTAGCGTCCGTTGCCAGAGAAAGATAAGAATACTTTTCTAGCACTGTTCCTGGCGTTCCTGTGATTTTACCATCCTCATCGAGAATGATACAGTGAACTTCGTCGCCAACTTCAGAGTCAGCCGCAAAGCCGTAGCCTGCTACGTTAGCAGATGATCTTGGCGGACCATCAAACAGTGTAGAGATATCAGCGCCGTCAACAGTCCAGTTGTTAAACGCACTATCAGCTTCGCTATATGGGCACATTGAAATCTTAAGGCTGTTACCTAAAGTGCCAGGATATTTTGCGATAACATAGTTGTTTAGAGTGGTAATGCTACGCGCATCCCAATCATCACGATTTTTAATCAACACCTGATCAGCACCAGCCGCGATTGCGTTTTGTGCTGAATCGTCTACGGTACGTGTTACGTACGCGCTACTTGAATACTTCAAAAACATTGAAGCAGAGAGAAAATCCGATACTGCCGCCGCAGAATCGTTAGAAGGAGATCCAAATTGCGAAGCCAATTCTGCTTCAGTACTTACCAGAATAGGCTGATCGGCTGGACCCCAGTTAAAGTCTCCTACAAACGCTCCCGTTGAAGAAGTAACTGCCGGCACTACACCAGACAGATCGAATTCCTTCACGGTAATGTTGGGAGACTCAGATGGTAGTAATGCCATGGTCGTGTCCTTTTTTTCGTTAATATATGATAAGAGAACATAATACGGATAATTTCAATGTATTTATTTATAAATTACCTGTTTTTCAGTACGGTTCGTCCCATGTTAACTGCCAGGGTTCGTACTTCATACGTTCTCTGTCTTCGATCTCTTGAATGGCACTAGACCCATCATCAACAAATCCAAACGGCACTACATCTTCTTCGATACGTCTCATCTGCTGTTCAAACATCATCTGCTTAAGATTGATGTCTGTCATGTCTGAGAACATCTGTGTCGATATAAAGTAACCGAGCATCACTAAGTTCATCATCAAATCGTCATGATTGCCATCAGCGGCTTCGTAAGACTGTCCTTTTGAAACAAACGTAGAAATCTCTAAGATAGTATCATCGTCAACGATATCTAATTTGTTGTTTTCAAGAAGGTCTTTGATGCCAGAACAACCAAGACGTTTTGTCTTTCGTGTCATTTCAATGCCAACAGCATTTGCTTTGACTGTTGACTCCACGTGAACATTTTCGTATTCTAGATCATAATACAAACCTCTACAAACTACGCTACCCTGGTCATTTGATTCAACGATCACATATGCGTTGTTGTAGACTTTCGCAAACTTATAGATAATGTCTGGGAAGAGTATTGGAGAAATAGTATTGTTCCGATACACAGCGACCTGTTTGAAGGGTCGCACAGATATATCGATTACGTTAAACGTCGAATAGTCCTGTCCTCTTCCTTTTGCTACGTCGACCATCATGAGATATTCGTGATTCTTTGATGTTTCTTCGTAGATTTTTACATCACCGCCCTCAAGCATTTTGAGTGGTGGCATTGATCTTAGATTAAGCAGTGTTTCTGCATTGATCAGTGTATCGCCCGTTCCGAAAAACGTATTGCCAAATTCTTGATCGAACTGCATCTGTGACGTGTTCGAAATTGTCTGCTTCTTCCACTCTTCATCACGTCCTGGCACGTCCCACCAATTAACTGTAAAGGCTTGATATTCGTTGATCTTTTGTACAGCGCCTTCCCAGATTTTGTGAAACGTATTACCGATACCGTTAGCGGTAGATGTTATGATAACTTTTGTATCTTTACCAGCAGAGATTACCGGATATGTCGAGGTATAAAACTCACTAGCTCTTTCAACAAAAGCAAACTCGTCAAGAAACAGTAGATTGACAGACATACCACGAATAGAACTGCCTGAAGTAGCAGAAGCAATAATGCGAGAATTATTTGAAAACTCAATACTACCTTTGTTGAGAGCGCGGCAGCCAGGTTGTAAAAAGAAGGGTAAGTTTTCAAGAGCCAACGTGACCCGTGCAAGCATTTCTCTTGCAGTTGCGCCTTTGTTGGCAAGCACCGCAATCGTTTTCTCAGGATGGAATATAGCGTACCAAAGTAAGTAAACAACTGACGAAATACTTTTACCAGACTGACGACAAGCCAAGACGATAGAAAACCGATTATCGTTAAAATGGTTGAACATTTTTTCTTGATATGGGTATAGGTCAAAGTTGACAAGTCCTTTATCAAGTGATATAATCTTTACGTAAGTCTTTGCAAAATATGCAGGATCTTTCATGCACTTCGCGTACTCTAGCACTTCATGCTGAGTCCACTCTTGCTGTACTCCATCACGTTTTACATTGACATTACCTAGATAATGTTCATGGTCACTCATTCGATGGGCTAACATCAATCACCTTTTCATCTTCGCTTTGTTGCAACAAACGTTGCAGATCAGTAGTACTTCCTATAAAAACATTATTATTGGTAATTGCTTTAGGCTCTTCTTTTTCTTGCGTTATGTCTTTGGTCTTCTTATTTAGTTCCATCAATTTATCGTTGACATCTGAGATGTTTTTGATCATGTTCGACAGAACTTCAAAAGCTCTAGGATGTTCAGACTCACGAGCAACCTCAATCATCAGATCGAGTGATTCTCTTCCCTTATCAATCAACTCGTAATAAGTTGAGCGAGAATAATCGTAGTCCGATTTAATATTAGGATCATCTTTTTTCATACTACGGCCCTATTCAAGCTGGATTCACGTCAATATCAGTTCCAACATACTCAAGTTCTGAGAAGTACGCAATACTTTGAGTGTCGGTGTTTGTCGGATCAGCATCATCAGTTATTGTAAACGATACAAGCATACTCGCTAAACGACTAGTCGGTTGACGTGCAGATGCAATGAGATCAAATTGTTGAGTACTAGACAGTGATAAGTTTGTTCCGTAACTTCCCACTGCTACACCACCATCGCTTGGAACTCCAGCGCCTTGAATTGTTGCTGTAATCGTAAAGTTACCAGTCGTTGTCGCCGCTTGATGCCACGTCCCAAGTTTAATGTATTGATCTGGAAGTGGTGTTCCTGGAATAACATTACCTTCACCGTAGATGCCACCATCAGAACGGAACTGCAATCCAGACACCGCGGTGTTAAGTATCTCATTAGTGTATGCTTTTATGGTCTGTACAGCCCACGTAGTGAAGGCAGGTTCAAGCTGGAAGTTTACAACAGATTCGTTGCCACCAACAGTGGTATCAGTGATTGTAAATCCTACACTTGCTACTGGAGATGCTGGGCGCGCTTGATCGTATACAGCCATCGTATACGTGTCATCAATCGTATCATCGTTCGTAGCTGTGACAGTAGTGAATCCACCAACGTTATTGGTCATGGTAAATGTTCTTTCAGAGCCTGCATCGAAATCTGCTACAGTTTCAGAACTGCCAAACACTAGTCTTGTGTTCTGAACATTTGCTGTTAAGTTTTCACTCATATTAATTTGATAGTACAGTATAGAATCACCTAGTGTTACTGCAAATTTACCAGTAACAGTTCCTGGTACATTCGCGTCATTGACGCAAACACTGCCGTTCGGAATATTAAGGGCTTCTGGATCACTCGTTCTAATTGCAGACTGACCTGAACCAGAGCCACTGCCATCTGTCACAACTACATCGTAGTCTGTGAGATTTGCATAGTACGTTCCATTAGGAATATTTGTGCCACCAACAGTCCACGTAATTGTATCGCCTTCATCTACAGTTGTGCTAGGTGAAGCGGTAAGCGTCCACGTAGCGGGCGCATCTAGTACAGAGAACGTCATTGTGTCAAGCACGTCACCACCGTTACTTGCAAAATCGTTTCGTGATAGATACGCTACACCAAATTGCTCGCCTTCGTATGTGCCATCAAATATTGGTCTGTTAAAGTCTGCACCACCTTGTGTCGTGAACAAAGTTTTTAACACTTGAGATGCTGGATCAGTTTCAGCAAACGGAACATATATCTGTGCGTTGTTTATCCATTTGCTAGACCAAGGACTACCGAGAGCATCTGACTTTTGCAATTCAAAATACAAGTTTTCGTCAACTGCCGCATTCGTCGTAAAGTTTAATACAAGACTCTCAGTACCTTCTGTAACAGCACTATCACGCACTCCTTCTTGCTCAACAACATACAGGTTATAATCAGTTGCACTAGCATCTAGAATTCTTACAGATGCGGACTGAGCGAGTGTTACACCTGAACTGTTCTTAACAATTGCCCAGAAATCTTGTTCGTCTGAATCTTCGTCTTGACCATCATCACGAATTAGCAACGAGAACGTTCCTGTTCCACCAGAAACTACCATTCCATTTCCTGTTGATGCTTCATCTCCGTATGGCAATTGCGAAGCGGAATACAGTCCTACATTTGTAGGCTCATCGACATCCCACTCGCCTGTGGTGGGATTTAGTTTACCAAAGTCATTTGGCGTTAAGCCTCGTAATCCATCAAAAGTTAAGAAAGTGTCGAACGTTTGTACTTGCCAATCGAATATTCCATCAGCGCCGGTCGTTGTAAATGTAAACGTTAAAGTCTCACCTTCTGGAACACGTGTTTTGTTCGGAGTAAGAGTGTAAGTAGCCGCGGCTCCACCACGAATCTGATTTAATGAAGAAACAAGCGGATCGAACACTACAGGATCTGAATGAAGATACGCATAAAAAGATTCGTCAGCAGTTTCGGAACTGTCAGCAAAAGCAAGAGATGAACTTGTTCCACTATTGTTTGTTACCGTAATTGAAGCACGTGAGTTTAATCCTTGTCCAGGAGCTCCTCCATTGCCGGCATACGTTAAGAAATCTAAATTATTTGTGCCGACATTGCCAATCTGAAGATAATAAGTGCCGTCAGCAATGTTGCTTCCAGACACATCGAATGTAACAGTATCACCTTCATTCGCGGTTGTAGGATTCATCGTAAGATTGTAAATTGGATTTTGATCGAACACGTTGAAACCAGAAGATGTTGCTACGAGAGCAGGACTGTACTTACTATTTGTAACTTGAAGGAATCCTCCAGTTACACCTCGTCGAATAGTATCAGCCCGAACTTGAATGCTAAAAGTAGTTGAAGTGCCTGAGTTAAGTGTAAATGATCCAGAAGTTGCAAGCGGACGTGGATCACTAGCTAAAGCGCCAGTAAATTGCCATGTGACTGTATCGCCACCATCTTGCGAACTATGATTGATTGTAAATGAAAGAGTATCACCTTCAGTATAGCTCGCCGCGCTCGGTGTAACAGTGAACGTAGCCGCCGTGTTGTTAATCGCAACAGTTACAGAGTCTTTCTTAATTCCTTCGAACGTCTGAAGTATCACAGCGAAATGTTCTGTGCTTTCTGATACCGTGTCGCCCCGAATCGGAATAATAATATCACCATCTGAGTAAGACAGGACGTTAGGAGGAGTTGAAGCACCAAGAGTAGGTCTAATATTTACAGGTTGTGGATTATTTGAGTCGGGCAACGGCGTGACAAAATCAGAGTCAGTTGTCGAAATATGTTTGCCGTACCAGTACAGTGTTGTGCTATTCCACGCTTTTGTGTTAGGGTTACCATTATAAAGTGAACCTGAACCATGCGATGCAACAATCAAAAGATCATCACCTTCATCAATAGGATCAAATGGAATCAACTGATATTCTGTAATTACATCATTCAACACTACGCGATCAGACGCAATGGTTCTTTCACCAACATCTTCAACGAATACAGTAAACGCTTCTTGTCCTTCGGTTTCAACACTATCAATGCCTGTTGGTATTGTAAAGTAACCAAACGCAGGTCCTAACGGACTGTCTTGCTGTAACTGCAAAAATGCTTTACTGCTTCTAAGAGGCACTTCGTACGGTGGCGTATAGTTGAACGCACCCGCTGAATCGAAATTGTAGAAATCATCTGTTGACGTATCGCTCGCAAGATCGCCACCAGCAGGATCAACGAAATAACGAACCGTTCCTGTGCCAGCTGGAATGTTCGTGCCGCTAATCTTGTATCTAAAGATTGTTCCTTCTGGAACACTGTCGATATTGCCTGTCAGCGTATTGTATACAGGATCACCGATGTAGCCTTCACGATAACGTCCCGCACTATCAAGAAAACGAGTTAACTCCCAAACAGGAGAAGGTCGTTGACTTACAGCAGAGTCTTGCATGACAGCGTTAATTGCTGGAGTAATCACATCGTCAATCGACACTTCAGCGCCGAGATACATGCCTGCTGGATGAGCAAACAGTTTGAAAATATCACGCCATTTCGAAATGGGCACGCCGACTCGTATCAACAGAGCGAACGTCTGATACAATTTGTCGTTGGTCAGATATCTCAGTGAATCAGGACCGATTTGCGAAGAGGTGTTGTTTAATGTGAAAACGTTTTCTTTTGGATAAATTACGTCTGCGTCGAGACCATAGAATGATCTAAAGAACCACTCGATAGCAAACTTGGTACCCTTTGATCTGAACAGCGTATTCGAAAAGTTAGCCGCCGCTCTTTTCTCAAAGTCTTCTGTGCCGAAGCCTTCGAAGTATGCTTCACCCAAAAGAAACTCGTCCTCAATAAACGAGAGAAGAGTGATGTCAGTTTCGTTAATATCACGGACAGCAAAGAGATGATTTAACAACTCATTCGGATCGTTCTGATCTTGCCACTCATAATAATTTTTTAATAGGTCGATGAACTTAGGATAGAACTGAGCAAAATGTTCAGGCAATACGTTCTCGACCTGCATTTCACGCAGATTAAGTAGTCTTCTTCTTTTATCTAAAAATCCATTATGCATTTAACTGTAAGCACCTGTGAAAGTCGATGTGAACGTGCCGATGTATCCTTCTAGACTAATACCGGCATAATCACCCACATAGCTTGTAGCCCCGGCAGATACAATATTTATAGTGCCTACCATTCCGCTATGGAATTGACAGATATAGTACAACGTGCTTGGCGCTGAAGAGTCTACTGCAAACGTCAACGTACCTGTTTGTGCACCATTGTTAGTCACACCAGTATTGAACTGATCACCAGTTCCAGTATTTGGTGCTGTCTTAATCCAGAACGGATGACCGCTTACGCTTAAGTTGAATGTGTATGTGGTGCCTCTTTCAAGTGTCAACGTTGGATTCGACGCACTATCAATAATGTAGTTAGAAGCACCATTGTTGGTTACGTTCATCGAAGTGTTCGATCCGCCAACATAAGTTGCACCTGCATAAGTTGCACCGGTATAGTTGCCTACGTAAGTCTGAACAAAGGTGCCTATGTAGTCTCCCGCATATATGTTAGGCGAACCTTCACCCACAAATTCATCAGTAAATGAAGTTGCATATTCTCCAATGTAACTGACTGTGTAAGTTTGATTATAGCTTCCCGCCCCACCGCTGAGATATGATGGTACATAAGATCCAAGATAAGTCGTTTGTATAATATCTCCGCCACCACTATCGATAGATTGATAATCGGCAACGTAGGCAAGTGGCGCACCTCCTACGTAGGTCGCGGCACTGTCGCCCGTATAGGAAAGTACTTCATAATTAGTTAGATAAGAGCCATCGTAAGCGCCTAAATAGATAGAGGCATATAATTCAGTTCCAGCTTTCACATAGGATGTCTCATATGTTACCTCGCCACTGTAATCTGCTTGCAGGCCTGGAAACTCAGGATCTGGCGGGTCCAATGGACCTTCGTAATTCAAAGTTGTGGTGTAACCTGCCAAATAATCTTGCGTATATGTACTCGACGCAGAATCAACATACACAGCCGCGAAAGCGCCGGTGTAAGAACCATCATAAGCAGTAGTGTATGATGTTTCACCGCTAATGTAGTTACTGAGATATGATGTTAGAGTACCGGAGTCAGCGGTCTCTGATATGTAAGCGCCTACATATGGCGCGGCCGTAAACGCTGTTCCTGCACTATCACCGCCAGTGTATCCAGATACGTAATCGCCAATATAATTTCCTGCATATGCGGCTATGAAGTCACCTATATACCCACCGAGATATGCTGGCGAATAGTCTAGACCACTGCTGTCGTTGATATATGTTTCAACGGTTGTATAATCAGCGGCGCCAGTGTATGTCAGCAATGCTTCAGCAGGCGCTTCAATAGGCGGTGCTGAAGGATAAAGCACGTCTCCTATGCTTCTTCTTGTTTTAACAACTCTAGTTCTTGGCCAAATTAAACCTGAAGTTGGTCTTTCTTTGTCATTAACTTTTGGAACTGTAACACCCGATACGTATCGCTCTTCTTTGTAGCGAAGATAATAGTTAGGCGTGTTTTTTAAATCCGTTGTCAGTGCTTGCAAAGCTGGATAACTATAAGTGGTAACATCACCCCAGTCCAGAGATGAATCAAACATTATGTCTTTAAAAGCATTACCTTGAAGATACGCTTTTGCTTCGGCTTGCGTTAAATCAGGATTGTTTTGCAAAGCACAAGCGAGTGCACCTGTGACTTGTGGTGACGCCATGCTTGTACCGCTAATCTTGGCTAGCCAAGCACTTCCTATTGCTCGGTCGTCGCCGATAGTATCATCGTAAATGCCATCAAAACGAACCGAACTCATAATTTCGTTGCCGGGTGCAAAAATGTCTGTCCGCGGACCAAAACTACTTGAAAAGTCTCTCTGATTGTTTGAGTAAATTGATGCATTACCCACACAGATAGATGCGATACCAGGCGGTGAACCTCGATGATAAAAGACCGCAGAGTCTCCGCCCTGATAGTATGCGCGTACACCGCCTAAAGTCTTGTCTTTAAGATAGTATTTGTTATTATAATCTGGTCCATTTTCAGAGTCTAGATATTGACTATTGTTACCAGCAGAAGACACCACAATGATGCCATCTTCAATACAATCCAAAGTCTGCTGTTTCGGCGATTCGAACATCCAACTAACATTCGATGTACGTGCGTCAGGAATTCCTGCTCTGTCATTTAGCGATAGCCCAGCATCACGAAAAGCGCGTGTGAGTGCCCAGTAAGCGGGCAAGCCAAGGTTATATACTTGCGCGTCTGTAAAAGGTGCGCTATACTCTGTGCCGCGATATACAATTCTTTCAATCTCATTCGAATAGTCTGAAATTGTACCGCCATAACTACCATAGTTATAGCCCCAACTGTTGTTGATGATTGTGGGATTTTTGCGACCAGTTTCTGGATTAACTGCCTTGTTTCTGTGAAATGCACGTACGTAATCTAACACATAACTAGAACTGATACCAGTTGATGACCAGTTGTAATTAGTACTATAAGGACTGATCGAATAAAGATTGGCTTTTCTTGCCCAGCCTTGTCTATTACCGGCAACAGTACCCATCACGTGTGTACCGTGATTGTTATTCGACGAATCACCTAAGACATTTGTAGTGTAGTCGTAAGTACCGTTAGAATAAGTGCCGCCAGTAACTGAGTCAGTATGCTGAAACCAGTTATATTGAATAATTCGCGATCCACCAGAACCATCAGTATTGACAGCAAATTCTGGATGATCGAGGCTGGGAATACCATCAACGACAACGACATCAACGTTAACGCCTTCTGCATTAAGTGTTACTGTGCCTGAGTCAGCATACGTGGCTGTACTAGTAAAATTAGATAGAGGAACACCAGAACTTGACGTTACTGACTGACTTTGCGTAGATTGCCATAAGCCCCAGTTTCTTTGAGTAAAAGAAGCGGCGCTTCGATCTTTTCGCCAGTATGAACTGGTTTGTTCCCAATGAGGCTCGGCAACAATGTTATGTTGCTCAAGTGCAGGCTCAACAACTCTAACGCGAGGGTCTTGTCTTACTTCTTCTGCTTCTTCGTCTGTTAACCGATATGCGGTAACTTTACTGAAAGGAAGCCTTGCTTCGTAATCAACCGCGCGATCTGGTATGTGAAGATAGCCACCGGGCGTCTCCATGTCCGCATAGAATGCATCCAGATCCTCTGTACGATGCAATATGACGTGATAGACTTTCAATGTCATACTTCATTTAGCCTTCAAGTTGTAGTGCCGTAAGTGTAACGTCGACCGCAGTTGTTCCTCCACTTAGATTTACGACCTTGATGGGAATAGTGTCTGTGACAGGAGATGAATTATTGAAACCCGTAGGAGCAGGAGCCAAGTTGATTGTTTCCGCACCCGATGTAATTACTTCAGTCACAACACCAGAACCTGGCGTTGGATCTTCTGATTGAAGACGACCAAGATCAGCAGTGCGTGAAGCCGAGTCAGTATAAACTCTAACCCATGCCGCAACGTCTGTTTCTATCTTGAACAGAGAATAGCCTTTAAATGCGCCAGTGATGTTTACATCTACTGAGTCGCCATCACTTAACGAAGTAGTAACAGTATTGAACGTGTCGCGTGATTGAAGACCAGTAGGTTTAGGAACTGTTACCCAGCCCGCACCGTTGTAAGTTATGATATCATTGAATGCGGCAAGACTTGTGTTAACATCAGTCAGATCATTTAACGCAACAGATCCACCAGCACCAACAGAGTCAGCCGCATTTACCCAGTTAGCCCCATTATACTTTAGAACTTGATTTACAGAAGGCGCTGAAATTGTTACGTCTGTCAAATCGTTGAGTGCACCCGAAGCACCGCCAACAGAGTCAGCGGCATTTACCCACTGTGAACCGTTATATTTAATAACTTGATTCGTTGTTGGCGCAGTGATTGCTACACCAGAAAGCGTGTTTAAATTTACAGATGAACTGACAAGTTGCAACGTCAACGCACTGTCAAGCCCACCGCCGCCACCGCCGCCACCTGATCCACCAGAATCATTAGCATTAGCCCACTTAGTTCCGTTCCACTTAAGAACTTGTCCAACCGTAAGAGGATTTGCAGAAAGTGCAGAGTCGATAAAGATGTCATCCAACTCATAAAGATTAGTTGGACCGGCTGAGTCAGTTGCGTTTACCCAATAAGCACCGTTGTACTTAAGAATTTGTCCGTCAGACAAACTAGAAATCAAAACATCATCGAGTTCTACAAGATTTTCTTTACCCGCAGAATCTACGCCGTTAATCCAGTTTGAGCCATCATACTTAAGTACTTCACCGTTAAGTGGCGTGACGATACTAACATCTGTCAACGCATTAAGCGTAACTGGTAGCGTAGCAGAGTCGTAAAGGTCTTGCAAGAAATAATCAAGATAATCGATAACAGCCGCCGCAGTAGGCAACGCGCCGTTACTATCGTGATTCTCAATACCTGTGCCAATAAATCGAAGTGCAGTGATGCCACCAGTAACGTCAGTCAATGAACCAAACGAGACATCGCCCGTTGCATCGATGTCACCACCAACGATTAGATCGTTGTTAACTTTTAAGTCTTGCTTTGCAACTGCGTTGTTGGCTGAGTCAAAAACGTTTCGTGTAATGCCTACAAGAAAACGATCACGTGTAATCTTTTTAGTGGTAGCCGCAGTAATATCATTGATCACAAGAACGTCACTGTCTTGAACGTTGATCAATTCCTGTAATTCTGAGATTCTAATATCTGCCATTTTATTTCCTCAATACTTTGCGGCTGTCACTATTTATATCGTCGCACTTTGAGTCAGTGAGCCTGTAATGGCTAGATCACCATTCTCAGAAAGACTCATCTGCTTAGTGCCATTATGAGCGAACGTTAAATTACCAGCACTCTCATAAACTTCCCACTCACCTGTATCGAAGATTGTAGCAGAAAGTCTGCCTCTCAATGGGTTATAGGTAAGATTCGTGTTTACGTTTACGTTATCGTTACCAGAAGTTGTACTACCAATGTGTACGTAATATTGCGCACTATCACCAACAGTTGTTATGGCAACGTTTTCTGCGTTCGTTGCATCAATCGCAGTGACGTTAGTTAAGTTCGAACCATCACCCGAGAATGAGTTTGCGCTGAGTGTAAATGTTGAGGGATCATATGTAAGAAGTGCAGTAGTACTTACACTATCGTAACCTAGCTCTGTTGTACGCAACATGACATAGTGTTTGCCCGCAGAGTCAATAGCCTTCGCGTCTGTTTGTTCTGTCGAAGTTGCAACTGCTGTACTTGTAATGTTCGTTAAGCCAGAACCATTTCCGTAGAAAATACCACCAACACTTCGAATGTCGCCCTGTACAATCAGGTCACTATCTACTTTTAAATCACCTAGTGCCCTTGATCCACGAGTTGGATAAACTGTTCCGCCAGAATCGATAAAGTTGCCTAAACGTCTCGCTTCTTCTGCTATTTCAGCCAAGACTGCATTTGATGCATTGATTGCACTGTCAGCAGTGATTGCGTTTTCTGCTGTTAGTGCAGTATTTGCAAACGTAGCATTGACAGCACTATCCGCAGTTTCAGCATTACCAGCAGTTGTTGCAAAATTAGCGTTAGTTGCAAAGTCTGCACTATCTGCATCGATAGCACGAAGTGCTGTCAAAGCGGTATTTGCTAAAGTCGCGTTAACTGCACTGTCTGCTTCGGTTGCTCGGTCGGCAGTAATTGCTGAAGTTGCTCTATTCGCACTGTCAGCACCAAATGCAAAGTTTGCAGTTGTTGCAAACACAGCATTGGTCGCGTTTGTTGCACTGTCTGCTCGCTCGGCTGAAATTGCTTGGGTTGCAAAGTCGGCACTGTCAGCAGTTGTAGCCGCATTCGCAAATAATGCTCGCTCGGCTTCAATAGCAGTGGTCGCTCTTGCGGCACTGTCAGCGAGTACGCCTGTTAATCCAGCGCCATTACCAACAAAGAATCCAGCGGTAAGTGTATTCGTAAGAGCGTTGTAGAATAAATCGGTGTCTACTTTTGCTGAGTCTGCCGCCGGCGTGCCAGGTGCGTTAGGAAACAAGGCTGGATAAAACGTGACATCCGCGTCTGTCGCTTCGATTAAAAGTTTGTCAGCAGTGCCAGCAGAAGCCGCCGCACTTGCTGGCTCAAGCAAATTTTCAACAGTGATAAACTTAGTAGAATTTGTATCAAGATCGACAATGACGAGAACGTCATCATCGGCAGGCGCCTGTGCTAATTCTTCTAACTCTGTAATCTTTACGCCTGGCATTGTTTAGCTCCTAAGTTCTTCAATCTGTTTTGACAACTCTTGAATAGCAGTAATCAAAATAGGTACCAATTTATGATAGTTAATTTTTTGATAGTTAGGCTTGCCATCATTGTGTACAGCATCTTTTTCGCCAAGCACAACATAAGGAACAACCTCTTGTACTTCGTGTGCGATTAACGAATCGAAAATGCCTTCTTCTAAAGCCCCTATCTCTTTGACATATTCTGTTTGGTAGACTTTTAATTGATTGACAAGACTCAGGGCATCTTCTGTTTCACCATGCACAATTTTTGCACGATGATCAGATACAGCGCCATCTACGTAATCTTTAACAGCCGCAGATGTAGGAATAGATGTGTCATCATCATTTGAAGCAATACCATCAGCTTCGTCTACAAGTTTCGTAATAATAATATTTTCAACAGCATCTTTTAGCGTGTCAAAAGTGATCGTGCCATTAACGGTAAGGTCCGCACCCATAGTAGTTGAGCCGTTGATAGCCGCGTCTACGTTTACATCGAGGGAGTTGCACGTGAGCGTTTGAATGAACGCGCCATTCTCTCCAGAATCTCTTACGTTCGTAGAGTTCCGAAGAAAATTTTCCCTACTAATCTTTTTAGTAGTGGTCGTGCTAAAGTCATTGATGACGATGTAATCGTTATCTTCAGCAGTAATTAACTCGCGAAGACTCGATATTTTTACGCCTGCAATTGCCATTTTAAATCCTCAATTAAAAATCTTTCTCTTATTTATATGGGTTATGCGCCAGTACCGCCATTCAATGTTCTAACAACAAGTGCCAATCTATCTAAGGCACTATCTACCGTTGTTGGCGGTGAAACACTCCAGAGGGCAGCACTGTCAGTAGAATAAGCGTTCAAATTTATTTTCAAATGATCAATTGCACTGTCAACGAATACAGGTACGTTATCCCAGATAGTATCTAAAGCTCTTTGATCATAATATGCCTGCTGTGCCTTGGCAGCAAAATCTGTAACTATCGCTGAGGCGGCTCGGGCTGAACTGTCAGAGCGTAAGGCAAAAGTTGCGTTACCAACACTATCTAACGTTAAGTAATCCGCTCTGAGTGCAAAAGCGGCTGTTGTGGCGCTGTCGGCAGTTTCAGCCCGTTGAGCATAATTAGCGAAAGTTGCGTTTGTCGCACTGTCAGCACTGTTTGCCCTTAGAGCAAGGATTGCATTCGTTGCATTTGTTGCACTGTCAGCGGCGTCAGCAGTTAATGCATTAGCGGCAACTGCAACACTATCAGCCACAAACGCTCTATTTGCTACAACTGCAAATCTAGCGTCAAGTGCGCTATCAGCAAAGGTAGCTTGAATGGCAAGTGTCGCATTTGCAACGCTATCGACTGCTGATAACAGGTCACTGATCAGAATTTTTTTCGTTTCTGAAAGGCTGGCATCAACGATTGCAATAAAATCATCGCTATCAGGAGGACCGACTAATTGTGCCAGTTGCGATATTTTTACGGTTGCCATTTCTATTCCTCGTTATTGTTCTAGTTCTATGATGTCATCAGACGCTTGTTCGATTGTTAAGAGTTCGCCCGTCTCGGCTGCCATAATGTTGGCTGTTGAAATTACTGTAATAGAGACGATGCCTACTTCCGACTTACCGCCAGCGGGCGTTGCTCTATAAACAAAACTGTCTACGCCATCAAAGCCTGCATCTGGTATATATTTAAATTCTCCAGTATTTGCGTTAGTTACTGATAAAGAACCATGATTTGGATATCCGCCAGCGGCAATAGAATATGTCACGCCGCCAGTCGTTTCGAATTGATCAGTTGTTCCCACAAAGATATCAAGAAACTGTTCGCCCAGACCAACGTTAAGCAATTCAGATTGGTCGAATGTGTCGCGTTCAGTCGGACTCACAACAACGGTAACTGTACGCTCTACGCTACCACCACCAGTGATGTTAGCACGAATTGTAAATGTATCAGTGCCGTGCCAATCAGCGTTCGGTGTATAAGACCACGAACCGTTCGCAGTAATGCGCCCAGTTGTAGTCGTTGTATTTGATGTCAACGATGCTGTTGCTGTACCATTTTGTGGATCTGAAGATACTTCTATTGAAGTGATTTCTCTTGGTGCAAATCGAATCTTAAAGTTATTGTTAGTTATCGTGCCACCGTCTTCTGCAATTTTTCCGTTCAAACCTTCTGTCGTAAACGAATCGAGAACAACAGAAGATAGAATATCGGTCGTACCAAGTTCGTAAAAATCCACCTGCGCTTGCGTAATGACAGAGCTGGAAGAAGAAACGTTTTTAAAAAGGCTCAACTTCATTTCAAAGTCAAGTGTGTAGATGATTGTTCTACGCGCCTCTAGAGGTCCATCGTAATCGTCTTGGAATGTGATTCCAGTCAGCGTGATTGGCGTATCTTCTTTTGTGTCGAAGTCGGAAAGAGGCTTTACTGTAACAGTATACTGCGGTGTAAAGTAAGGCAATATTTGTTCTACAATTTGCAACGCATCATCTTGTGACTTAGCATACACATTCAACTGAAAGCCAATTGAGTACGGTACTGGTGTGTAAATTTCTTGTGCACTTCCCGAAAAATTATCAGGAAACGTTACGCACTTATTCATCTTAGGCAACTGTCGAGTCGGATCATAATTCATCGACAGAATCTCAAAAGACATTCTAGGCAGTTTGATTGCGATCTGACGCTCGGCTTCTTCGCCATTGTTCATTGCGTCGATTCTGGCTATAAAGTCTCTCTTAGGTGCATAAGACAAAGGCACCTTGACTTGACTGATAATGTCACCAGCGGCATTTGTTCTGAGAACATTTAAGTTATTAAAGAGTGAGCCAAACACAGCCACGGCTTTGCGAATTCTTTGATGATAGAAGTACGTGCCGAACATTATACAGGATCTCCAAACGGATTGGATTCAGAGAAATCGAGTAATCCCGTTGCTTCAGTGTCGAAGTCTACATTCTGCGCACCTTCTTCTAGCACTTCTTGATTGACTACAGTTGGTTTTCCACCAATACCATCTTCGTTTTCAATGCGATAGTCTGCACTGAATGTGTGATATACACCATCATCTGCGCCTGCGTGAGCAATATAGACTTTATACGACGAAGGAATCGAGGCATCGATCTTTACAACATCACCTGTAATAGTAAAGCCATTTGGATTTGTCTGTGTCAGCGTGTCGCCCACTTCAAATTTACCTGTCATGGTTGCAAGATCAAATGTGACCAGTCTCTGGAATGCTTGCTGTTCGATGTCATCGAGATCAAGACCCGTATCGAAATCTTCATCATTGTATTCGAAGAGTTCTGCACGAATTCTAAAGACAGGCAAATCTTTTAACTGATAGAATGGATTCTCAGTCTCTACCTTTGTGATCTCAAAGAAAGAATCTGACAGTGTGAGATAGATCAGATCGCCCTCTCGTGGACGATACATGGGCTTGTCATCAGTATTTTCGTAAAATTGTACTTGACTTTTCCACCGACGCCGTGCTACAATAAACGTTGCGGCATCACGAATCTCTACACCAAACTTCGTAAACAAGTCGCCCTCACCGTCGAACCCTTCGACGTTTTCAATGTACATTTCTAATCGATAGGCATTATCAAAGCGCGAGGTCGAATCGTCGCCAAAGACTGTATCTCTTTTGACTATCTCGCGAGGCAGGTAGTAAACATCTTGACCATAAATTTTAAGAGACTCGATGATTAAATCTTCATAGAGAATCTGTTCCGATGTCGCACCTTGTCTGAAATACCTATTCGTCGCCATCTTACCCTACAAAGAAATCGACCGGAAGTTCTTGTTCGTTTCTCAGTTTCTCTTCAAGTCGTTCAATGTCGGCAGTCGCGTCTTCGTAGATTTGACGACCGTTCATCGTAACTCCACCAGGCAATTGCATGCCTTCGAATTTACTGAGATTGGCACCCCATTGTTGTTTGATCAAAGCGGTCGTATAGTCTTTGATAAACATGTCATTGTAGATGCTCGTGTGCGTTTCAGGATCAATCGTCTGAAAAATTTCAGCAATCAGAAAATCACCTTCTTGCAAATCTTCGTCTTCAAAATCGCCGAAGATGTACAGACGATTCTGTCTCCGCGAGAACGTTACTTGAGGATGACCATGCAACTGCATATCGATCATACTTAAGTACTGTTCCATTTGATACAGATAGGCTAAGTCACCAGCAAAGTTGATGAAGTCGCCCATATTGTTTAAAAACATTTGGTAGCGAATATCGAAAAGATTGCCTGAGGTGCTGAATGTAGTTGAGATCGGAAATACTTTCGAAACAAAAATAATGTCAGACGAAATAGGAATGTACTTGTTCGTCACATCGTCCGCAGTGATCTGGTGTTTCAGATAAGTTCGAATCGTGGCATCACTGTGAAACTCTTGATATTTTTGAATTGCATCATCTACCTTATCTTCGATCTGGTCAACGTCCACATTGATTTCAAGCACAGGCTCTCCGAGTCTGCGCAAGCAAAAATCAATCAGGTCGTTGCGTGTTGTAGGTGATGCCATTGATTTCTCCTATTAGCCCCAAAGCACAAGTCCAGCAGAATCATAGATTACTAGTCTGAAGCCTTGTTCGTCTCGGAGTGCACCTTGGAATTGCAAGTCACCTCCAATAGATGCACTGTCAACTGTCGTGAGTTTCTGAACGGTAATTGGCTGATCAGTAGAGTCACCACGTCTTGTTACAGTTTGCAGTGTATCTGTTTCTGAGTCAAGAAGAGAAAGACCGCCTAAGTTTCTAAAACGTACCTGATCAGAATCGTTCAGAACCAAGAATCGAGTAACGCCTTCTTGCGAATCAAGTTGGTTCAGTTCAAGACGACCAACACTAATTCTGTCTAGACCAGGATTGTATGTGAATTGAATATCGGTATTGATACTGTCGATGCCGATATAATCACGTACGAATAATGGATGATATTCGTTACTGTCATTGACATTGACAACTTGCACTTGCTTCGACGCTAATGCACCTTCTGCACTATCACCCGAAGGATCGCCTGCAACTACTTCGCCTGTAATTTCGTCAAGATAAAGAACTAAAGTTGTCTGTCTGTTTTCAACGTTCTTAAGAATCAACGTGTTGTTGATCTCAACGGTAGAGTCAAAGATGGTTGCTTTGTTTAGATTCCACGTATCGCTGGCGGCTTTGTAGTAAATTTGTGCGTTTGCACCAGCAACTGTAATACCTGCACTGTCTGCGGCTGCCGCACTTAGGGCACTGTCAGCCAGTACAATGTTCTTGTCGTTAATAGACAGTTCTGTTGAGTTAATCGTGGTAGTTGTGCCGTTGACCTGAAGATCACCACCGACAATTAATCGACCAGAAATGAAAGCACTGTCAGCAATGACTCTGCCAACATCGATTGCGTTTGTTGTAGTATTACCACGAGCCGTAACTGTATCGAGTGTGTCTTCTTCAAAAAAGGCTTCAGACAATTTTTTAACAGCAACACTATCAAGTGTGCCGTCGAAAGGATCGCCTTTGACGAATAGAGCATATAGCGAAGCAGAATCAGCAGAATCAAGCGAGCCGGGTTTGAAAGCAAGACCGCCCAGCGCAAGTTCGTCGGTCAGTACTCTAGTACCGTCGACCAAAGAAGTGACTACGGCGCCATCGGAGTCAGGGCGCCCAAAATTTGCTTCCGCTTGATCTAGCGTGATATAAAGAAAGCGATCAGAATCTAACTGACTCGGGTCTCTTACCTTTACACGTCCGCTAACGTGTTCTATTCGTTTAGCCATTTAGAGATTCCAGATAACTTAATACTAGTTTGAGTTTGCCGCTTGAGCCAGTAGAGCCCGAGCATCTAACTCTATTTGTTTCTTCTACGATCAATTTACCAGTAATTACACCAACAGCGTCTTTTGGCAGAACAGGAAGATCCTTCACAAGTTCTGTGTTCAAAACTTCGTCACGATCATAGTGAGTGAACGTTACGGTGTGTTCAGCAGAATCGAGATTCGCGATCTGCGCCATAAGCACAATCGCTGTAATCCCCTGCGGAACAACGTAGATGACATCGCTATCCCCGGTAAATCCACCAGGAGGTTCCTCTGGAACTACCGCAGTTGTCGTTTTAAATGTATTTAGTGGGATAGCCATTTATCAACCCTCTAGTGCTAGAATGTATGGTGTTAAGATTGCGTACAACGATCTTTCGAACGTCTCGCCCTCGATTCGACCAGCCTGTCTACGAATCGTCAATTCGGAGCCGATTCTAAAGTCACCAAGTTGATCGGTACTTGTGAATACAACCAAGCCTTCGTTCGTTTCTGAATCGAAGATAACTTCTTTTGTTGCATCAGGAATACCACCATTCTGAGGAATGGCAGTAAATGTGTTTGTGCCTGAACCCACATATTCGAACGTGTGGGACGATGACGTAATCACAGAACGTTGTCTAAACGCGACTCTCTGATTGCGTATCATGTCTTGGTTCAATGGTGGTTCAAACGTAAGATTGTATACACCAGGAGCAACTGAATCGACACCAAGAACCGTATAAAAATAGTTCTCAGAATCGAACTTCATTGCATCGCCATAGTTTGGCTTTCTATATGATCCGTATACGTTGAGCCAGTCTGAAGAGTCGAGGTTGGTAACCTCATTAACTTGAATTACATCATCAAACTTCAGATGATCAGAATCGAGTATGCCGTCATAAAGAATCGGACTACTACCAGATGCAACTAGACCTCTATCACCGAAACTTGAGTTAGAGTTTGTGATCGAACATTGACCACCAGTTTCGGCTAAGATAGATGTTCCTGTCGAAATCGTAAAGATCGATACTAGCTGTGCGTAACCACGATTCAGTAGATACGTTCCAATACCAGCCGCGTTGTACTGAGTAAATGCGTCAGATACCATCGAACGCAGACCCCACGCTTTTGAACCATCGATCTTCATACCAACACCGTCTGTGGTGATAGAAGTACAGTTCTGCACGTAAGGTGACTGAATGATGAACGGACCTGCTCTTGCAGAATCAACATTTGGGTTAAACGCAACGCAAGCCGCACCACTTTGATGATCTTTAAACGTAATGTCTTTTAAGAAACAACCGCTCTTGACATAGAACAGATCGGAGTCTACGCTTCTAGGTCGAATCGTGGTCGTTCTTAAGTTATCACCAACGATAGCGACTTTCTCAGGCAACTGAATTGGATTGTTGATTACGTAATCGCCCGACTTCAGATATACTACGATATCATTAGTAGCATTACCTCTTTGAACCGATTGCTCAATGATAAGAGGACGTTCGTCATTGATTGCTTTAATTGCCGTTCTAAGTTCAGCACTTACGCCTCTAGCCGCTAAACTAGGCTCTTGAACTGAATCAAGCGCATCTAAGTCGCCGTCTTGAATAATAGTGATTAGATTGTCTAATAGATCGTTGGTAACCTGTGCTTCTGTTGCAGTCGAGTATTGACCACCATTACCAGTAGTGTCAGGACCAGGGAATGCACCAGGATAAGTTCCACCTGAGTACAGATTTGTAGACAGGCTGTTAGAAAGCAACTCGTCTACGATCTGCTTCAAGTGCTGATAGGTCGTAGCAGTAGCCACAACCTCTGGATCACCTGCACTGTCACCCAACTGATTCGTACCAAACGAGTAGTATGCACGTTTGACGATATCAGTAGCAAAGTTACCACCGTATAGTACGTCAAACGTCAGACCATCGACGATAAAGCCAACGTCTCTCTTACATCTTACTCGGTCATAAGTTGCAGGACCATTTTGATCAGACCATGCAATCGTGCCCGCTTTCAAATCGGCAGAATCAGCCAAGATCAAATTGTAAGATGCAGTCGTTGTTCCGCTAATGCCTGTGAAATCTGGATAGACCAAATCTCTTAATACATTATCGTTATTCGCTTCTAATACTTCATTAATGATTTCAATGAGGTCGTCAACACGTGCTTGCTCAGTTGAAGTTGTTACATACGTGTTTACGATATTTTTGAGTTCGTCGTATGCCGCAATCGTAGGCAATCTCTCTGAGTCACTACCCAACTGATTTACTGCGTTTGAGTAATAAGCATCTGCACTTCTACGCGACTGGTAGTTACCACCGTACAGTACATCGTGCGTTAGACCATCTAGAATATAGTCAACGTCTCGCTCACACTTAGTAGTATCATACGTAAGATCGGGATATACACTGTCAAGGAACGCAATCGTAGAGGCGATAATCGCAGTTTTGTTTGATTGAATTGCTGTGGCAGCCGCTTGCTGATTTGCCGAAGATGCTGGTGCCGCAGGGAATGTAAGTGTGTCTCTGTTCTCAAGACCATTTGCAAGAATATCATTGATCTCTGCAATACTAGCATTAATACTTACACGTGAATTCGAATCGATAGCCAGTTCACCGATCAATCGACCTAGTTCGTTGATTGCGCCAACGGTACCATCTAACTGCTGTCCGATTACTTTCTGTGTTGATACTGTTGCTCTGTAATAAGAAGAACCCGCAACAACACTGTTAA